ATGAGTAGCATTTATGAACTAAACAAGGATTATGCGGAACTATCCGCAATGTTAGAAGCGGCGGAAACGTCGGAAGAAATCGAAGCAATTCAAAACACACTTGAAATGCTTGATTTATCCATTGAGGAGAAAATCGAAAATACGGCAAAATACATGGTTAATGTTGAAGCCGACATTCAAGGTATCAAAGCGGAAATTGATAGATTGAACAAGGTAAAAAAATCAAAAGAAAGTACTATTGAAACCTTGAAAAACAACATTGAATATTCAATGAAACAAAAGGGCATCGAAAAATTAGAAGTTGGTACTTTTAAAGCTGGTTATAGAAAATCTGAAAGCGTTGAAATTACAAATCTTGATGTAATTCCGGCGGACTTTACAAAAGTTGAAATTAAAGCCGATAAAACGGCGATTAAGAAAGCTATTAAAGCCGGTGAAGTGGTGGAAGGTGCAGAAATTAAAGTGAACCAGAATTTTTACATCAAATAGGCGGTGAAATATGGAATTTAGAACACTTAAAGCAAATGAAATAGATTGCCGTATACAATCACTGAACGAAAAGAACGGCAGCGTTGGCGCGGTGGTACTGCTATATAAAGATGCACGCGTTGATATGCGCCTACTTGATGAAGTAGTAGGTGTGATGAATTGGAAGCGTGAACATACGATCATTGGCGATAGATTATATTGCACGGTTTCCATTTATAACGAACATACTGGCGAATGGGTTGGCAAGTCCGATGTAGGCACAGAAAGCAACACAGAAAAAGAAAAAGGACAAGCATCCGATAGTTTCAAGCGTGCATGCTTTAACTGGGGCATTGGTAGAGAATTATATTCCGCTCCGTTCACCTATATTAATTTGCAAAATGGCGAATGGAAACCGGGGAAAGACGGAAAGCCTAAGTCATACGCAAAATTTACAGTTAAAGAAATCGACTATGACGAAAATCGAAATATCAACAAGTTAACCATAGTTGATAGTAAAGGGGCTGTACGCTTTACAATGGGTGGAAGTGTAGCACCAATGCAAGCGACTAAACCAAAAGAAACGCACGTTGCCGGATATGAAGAGTTTTGTAAACTTGCAAAAGATAATAATGTACCACCGGCAGAAATCACAAAACACATTGCAACGGAATTTAAAAAACCACGCCTTGCGATGTTAGATGCCTTTGAAATGGTCGCTGCTCTTGATTGGTTGAAGAAATTTATTGAGCAACAAGGCGCCAAATAATGAAGTGGGTAACGAAAGGTATTAACGTTATAAAGTCTATAGGCTGGAATATACTAATTCCGGCCCCTATAGATGAAACATTAAATAAGTTAGATCCGGAAGTTGAATATATCGTTGAAATCAAAAAGAAAATAAAACGCCGCTCACTAAATGCCAACGCCTATGCGTGGGTATTGTGTGAAAAGATAGCACGTGAACTTTCAAAACACGCATACATTTCAAAAAATGACGTGTACAAGCGAGTTTTGATTGAATGTGGTACATTTACCTATTTACCAATCAGAAACGATGCTATCGAGCGTTTTATTGAAATTTGGCAAGGCCATGGGTTAGGTTGGCATGCAGAAGATGCGGGGCCAGCTAAAACGGAAGGTTATTCAATCGTTCGTGCATATCATGGAAGCAGCGTTTACACAGTTGACGAAATGCGACGTTTAATTGATGCACTCGTTGATGAATGCAACCAGTTAAACATACCGATTGAAAATGATGACTATATCAACTCATTAATAAATGAATGGGGCGAATATGAACAAAAAGAAAAGACAGGATAACGCACTATACGCCCGTACCAGAAAATGGGCGTACGAACGAGATGAGGGTCTATGCGTTCTGTGTGGTGCGATGGCAACCGAGGTTCACCACATAGAATTTAGGTCGCATGGTGGCTTATCAAATTTGAATAATCTGGCTTGCTTATGCCGTGATTGCCATACAAAAGCGCATGGATCAGATGCGAAACAGATTAGAGAAATATTAAAAGAAAGGAATTCAAAGATACAATGGCAGAACGAAGAATGATGTCAAAATCAATTATCAAGTCAGATACATTCCTAGATATGCCAGCAACAACGCAAAATCTATACTTTCATATGCTGCTTGATGCAGACGATGACGGTTTCATTAATGCTCCGAAGTCAATTATGCGAATGATTGGTGCTAAAGAAGATGATATGAAAGTACTTACTGCAAAGCAATTTGTTATACCGTTTGAAAGTGGTGTTGTAGTCATTAAAGATTGGAAGATACATAACTACATTCAGAATGATAGGTATAAGCCAAGTGCATTGCCGGAACGTGATTTAATCAACATTCAAAAGGATAAATCATATACGTTAAAAGTAGATGTATCCGATATGGATACAAAATGTATACAAGATGTATCCATAGGTAAGGATAGGATAGGTAAGGATAGGATAGGTAAGGATAGGATAGGTAAGGATAGTATAGATATACTATGTCATGCTTCACATGACGATATAGATAAATCTCATTTTGAGATTATCGAATACTTGAATATGAAAACCGGCTCAAAATTCAAACCAACAACAAAACCATATATCCAAGCGATACGATCGCGTTTGAAAGAGGGGTACACGGTTAATGATTTCAAAACTGTGATTGATAAAAAATGCCATGAATGGAAAGGTACAAAGTTGGAAAAGTATTTAACACCGAAAACGTTATTTGCACCTAGCCACTTTGATACGTATTTGAATGGTAACGAAATGGCAGCTATGACAGATACGGAACGAAAGGTTGCAGAATTAAACGCATTGATTGATGCGGTAGAAAGGGGAACAGATGAAACCGGAAATATTGAAAGCTACGGGCCAACTATTGATATATGACAAGTTCGATAGTGCGAAGGTTAAAATGTACGCCTACATGCTGGAAGATATAAACCCGGTAACATTGGCCGAAGCAATCAAGCAATGCATTAATACATGTGAATTCGTTCCGGCCGTTGCAACCATTCGCAAGAAAGCGGCGGAAATTTCCAACTATGTAAACGGAATGGAAGAACGATTGATAGCGCAAGATGCATGGGAAATTGTGCGCAAGAAAGCTAGTCAAGTAGGGTATGAAAAAGGCCTTGATGAACTGGAAGGTATTACAAGGCTAGCGGCTAAAACTGTATGGAGTTTCTTTGATCCAAGAAACTGCCAAAGCTACAACGAAAGCGCAGCGATGAGCCAATTCTGTAAGGCGTATGAACAACTGGCAGCACGTGAACAAAAGAACATGGAAATTGCGGAAAGCATTAAGCATAATGGCTTATTAATGGAAGCACGAAAGCGGGCAGAACTTAGCATGCCACAAACAGAAATTAAGATGCTAGACAATGGGCATCTGGTAGAGGTTGAAAAGTTCGAGCCGGTAGACCTTAAAAAATTGGTAGAAAATGCTGATATTTCAAAGGAAAGCAAAGAGCTAATTCTGGGGGTATTGAAATGAATTGTAAATATAATGTATTTCCAAAGTTAATCGAATGTAGGAAGCGATTGTTTATGAGCCAGCGTGAACTAGCAGAAGCCGCCGGAATACTAGTTGAAACCTACAAAAATCATGAACGAGGTGAATTTGAATTTAGATTGTCCGAAATGCTGGCAATTCAAGACGTGTTAAATGATGCATTGCAATGCGATTATACGTTAGATGAATTATTTCAAATGTCAAAAATCGATTAAATGCGTTATTTAGAAAATAGTGAGGTAAATATATGAATAGTGTTCAATTATTGGGAAATCTTGCACGTGATCCGGAAGTTAGATATACACAATCTGGCCGTGCAGTGGCAACTTTCACGGTGGCTGCAAGCAATACATACATTGATAGTGCTACAAATGAAACAAAAGAACAAACTGCTTTCGTTAATTGCGTAGCGTGGGGAAAACTAGGCGAAGCAGTAGGAAACTACCGAAAAGGAAACCGCTTATTTGTAGAGGGGCGTATTCAAACACGTTCTTATGAAGATAGCAACGGACAAAAAAAATACGTTACGGAAGTTATCGCCGGTTTTGTCGGGTTATCCGCTTTAAATGATATGGCAACCGAAAGTAATTTTGATAATTTTGCAGATGATAAAGGTAACGATGAAAATATTCCGTTTTAAGAGGTGAGTAACATGGATGAATACAAAATTACTGGCTATGTAAAGATTGGTTTTTCAAAAGTTGTGAAATGTGAAAGTTATGCTGATGCAATGGAGAAAGCCGAAGAGATTTCATATAACGAAGATATTGATTTTAGTGAACTAAATACTTGGTATGACGATGTGGAAGTTGAAGAAATAGAAGAGTTATAGGAGTGAGTAACAATGCTAGTTAAAGATGAAACAAAATATTGTTGGTGTGAGGATGAATACGCTGGTGAACCACAAGATAGTATTGAAGATGCTATTTATGACTATATGGATTGTAATGGGTATGACGGATATAGCAGCCTAGAACGAAGTCAATTATTAGATAATGAAGTTGAAATCGGACACCCTTCTTATTTCTTGCCAGATGTAGACGGCGAACATGTTATTGAACATGTAATCAACTATATGCCAGATGAAATCTATGATCATTCAGAGGATTATTTGAGTAGTGTTAAAGATGAGCATATTCAAGAGTTAAGCGACGAATTGACCAAAGTCTTTAGAAATTGGGAAAAATGCCACGGATACGGAAATACCATGCAAGTGGTGGAAGAAACAAAAGCCTATCGTATTGAAGATTATGTAAAGGAGTAAGTTTTAACAAGAAATGAAAATTCTTGATGCGTGTTGCGGTTCTAAAATGTTTTGGTTCGATAAAGAACATAAAGAAACTGTTTATATGGACAACCGCACATTAGACACAACACTATGTGATGGTAGGAAGTTGATTGTACAACCTGATGTGATTGCAGATTTCCGCAAGATGCCTTTTGAAGATGGAAGTTTTCACCTTGTGGTGTTTGACCCACCTCACTTATTAAAAGCTGGCGATAAATCATTCCTAGCGTTGAAATATGGGCGATTAGAACAAACATGGCAAGAGGATATTAAACAAGGTTTATCTGAGTGTTGGCGAGTACTAAAACCAAATGGAACGATGATATTTAAGTGGAATGAGGAACAAATCAAGTTACCAATGGTTAAAGGGTTACTTCCTAGTGAGCCAATATTTGGCCAACGTAGAGGTAAAACAGTATGGTTAGTGTTTTTTAAAGGTGAGGAGTAAATATGTTACAAATAAAAGTATTTCAAGGTGGATCAATAAGAATTTATAACACTAATTCATTTAAAGAAGGCGAAGGAATGAAAAGTGAATTGCATAATTTTTTAGTTGCTATAACAAATGTTGATTTGGGGAATAGAAAAAATATTGGCTTTGTAGATGTGGTAACCGGTACAAATGTTTTTGTATCACCTACAACGTGTTTAATCGAAGTCGAGGAAGTGGCGGAAGAATGAAATTCATAGATTTTTTTAGCGGTATTGGTGGTTTCCATTCCGGTTTAGAAAGGGCCGGAATGGAGTGTGTTGGCTGGTGTGAGTTTGATAGGTTCGCGCAAGCATCGTACCGTGCAATGTATGATACAGATAATTTGTGGTTTGGCGATGATGTAACGAAGGTTAAAGGAAAAGATTTGCCAAAGGCTGACCTATGGGCGTTTGGTTTTCCTTGCCAAGATATAAGTATTGCCGGAAATCAAAAAGGCATTAAAAAAGGTACTAGAAGTGGTCTGTTTTATGAAATTATGAGGTTATTAGATGAGTGTGAAGAAAATAAGCCCAAATGGCTTGTGTGTGAAAACGTTAAGAATTTGTTATCAATCGATAGGGGGGGCGGATTCCTCACCGTTGTTAGTGAAATGGCAGAAAGAGGGTACTGTATCGAATGGAAAGTGTACAATTCCAAAGACTACGGAGTCCCTCAAAACCGAGAACGTGTGTATATTGTTGGACGTTATGGAAACGGAAGTTTCGGAAATCTATTACCTATCAAAAGAGAAAACACAACAACTCTTAAGCAGATTATAGGTGGTTCACAAGGAGAACGAGTTTATAACCCTGACGGCGTAAGTTGCACATTATCCGCACAAGGTGGTGGAATGGGTGCTAAAACTGGTTTATATGAAATCGATACAAATAAAGTTCAAAGTATCGGAAATGGTTCACGCTATGAAACGGATAATACCGTATGGCCTACTGGTTTAGCTGGTACGTTGACGGCTACAGACTATAAACATGTTCCTAAAGTAGCTATTAAAAATGCAACTAAAACAGGATACACAATGGCAGAAATAGGCGACGGCATAGACCTTGCATATCCAGATAGTGAAACACGCCGAGGAAGAGTGCAACCACAACGATCTAACACATTAACGACTAGCGATAATCTAGGTGTATTGGTTGATGATGAACCTATTCGCATCAGAAAATTAACGCCTAAAGAGTGCTGGCGCTTACAAGGTTTTACAGACGAACAGTTCGAAAAGGCTGCGGCGGTAAATAGTAATAGCCAACTTTATAAGCAAGCCGGGAACGCCGTTACTGTAAATGTTGTAGAAGAAATAGGTCGTCATATTATGGGGGTAGTAAATGAAGAAACTTGTAAAAGCAAATGATCTAACATATACGCATGAACAATTTGCAAGTGCTTTAACCATTGTTATTGGAAATAGAATTTTAAAACCAAATATAACCGCAAATTCTTATTGCATCATGGTTGAATATAATATTCCAAACGGTGAAAAGCAAAAACGGTTAAGACAAGTAATTTCAAAAATGAACATGCAAAATTTTAACGGAACAATGGAAACCTATTTATATCATATTAGGGAACAAATCAAGTATTTATTAATAAAAGGGGAATTGAATTATGACGAATGAACAAGGTGCAAAATGGCTATTACAAGAAATGTACGATGAAGGCTATCGTGATATTAAAATCATCGGTGTATACGCCTATTTCGTAAATCCTACGTTTATTGAAAACGGCGGACATTTCAAAGTGCGCGAGCATACGCCACGTATTCCATGTAAGGTGCTGGGGTTGGAAACCGGTAAAAAGGAATATTCCGTTGCAAGCCTATTGGGTATTGTGGAATGGGAAAAAGTTCCAGTTGATACGCAACTTATTGTTAACTTTGTATGTGGAACAAGAAAGCGGTATTTTGCTAAATATGCCGACGGAAAGATTTGGTATTTTTGCAATGGCGCAACGAGTTGGAGCGCAACGCCGGGAATGGTTAATGATATTAAACCGTGTAACGTGAGGTTAGCAGAAAATGGGCGTGATTGATATTGTATTCAAGGGGCGCCCAATTACAAAGAAGAACCACGGGCAAATTGTAAAATGGGGCAACAAACGGGGCCACATTCAATCAGAAGCATATATGGATTATGAAGATGCTTGCTTATGGCAGTTAGCTGGTAAGAAACTACATATATCCGGCATTGTGGTTGTTGAATGTAAATATTACTTGCCAAATAAAAGAAGCTGGCCGGACTTAATCGGATTGCTACAGGCAACAAGCGATATTCTGACAAAAGCCGGCGTGATTGATGATGATAAATGGATATGTTCGTATGGTGAAAGCTGCATAGCGGGTATAGATAAAGAAAACCCGCGGGCCGAAGTTCGCATCATGGATAGGCGAAACGCCGTATTAGAACAACTTTTGAAATAGGGGGATATTAAATGGGTTTAATCTGTAAGGTAAAGAATGTATTTGGTCGCAAAAATAAAAACACAATTAAGGTTAAGCGATTTATGCATAGTGCATTAATGCCTAAAATTGGCAGTGCAGATGCGGCCGGAATGGACTTTTATCAACCGGAAAGCGTAGTTATCGAACCGCATCAAACGCAATATGTAACACTAGGTTTAGCAATGGAAATTCCAAAGGGGTATATGTTGATGCTCGCCCCAAGATCGAGCATGAGTAAAACTCCGCTAGTCATTCCAAATTCATTTGGCGTCATTGATGCAGATTACCGCGGGGAAATTAAAGGTATCTTCAAAAACACAAGTGATGTTGCGTACACAATACAAAAGGGCGATAGATTATTACAAGGTATCCTTGTACCGGTTGGTGCATTGAATTTGTTAGAAGTTGATGAGTTAACAGAAACGGCGCGCGGTACTGGTGGCATTGGTAGCACGGGAAAATAACTATGATTATATTATTATTTGATGCTACAATGTTATTTTCGTTAGTGATAGCGTTAATTAAGTTAGTATCAGTATTTACGATGTAGTGGATAAGGGGCGAAAGAAACGCCCCTTTGATAAGAGGTGAATATGTCAAATTATCAAAGTTTTCTTTTTTCGTTGGTTGTAGTGCTACAAATATTATTAATTTGTTTTAGCTACACAAAGGAAGCGTTTGGAGAGTTTGCGATTAGTGTTATAACAATAAGTTTACTTGTATTGTTTGCTTCCACGCTATGCGGTTAATGCGGTCAAAAAAAGAAAGGGGAAATGTATAATGCCTATTATTAATCCGATGTATTTGTATTTGATTGAGGTGCTGCATAATTTAGATGTGATAAATAACCTTGTTTTTATTACGTTGGCGTTCATAACGCTTGTTACTAGTGTTATGTATATCATTGATGATTATGCACGGGAACAACTTAAACCACACAAAGGCAAAATAATTGCGTTATTTGCGGCGTTTCTAATTAGTGGTATGATCGCGGTATTAGTTCCGACTAAAGATGCGATGTATAAAATGCTAATTGCCAGCTATGTAACAACTGACAATATCCAAATTGTGAATGATGCTATCAAAACCAATTTACAGGACTATTTGAACATGCCAGGGGAAACAGTTAAGAACATGAAATAAAGGGGAGTATATGACGGATAAAGAATACAGGGAATTAGCCAAGGAATACCTAGAGCCGATTAAACTGATTACAATGAAAATCAATTCATTGAAAGAAGATCTAAAGCATTTGCAAAGCGATATTACAACTATAGGGGCCGTAGATTATTCAAAAGAACGCCTAACAGGTGGCGGAACACCGGGTGGACTAGAGCAACAAATTATACGCCTTGAAAGTAAGCGTGATGCAGTACAAAAGGAAATAGGGGCGTTGATTGATGAGCGGGAAACCGCAGCAGATATTATCAACTGCACAACCAGCGGGAAAGAAAATATACTATTGATGCGTGAATATGTTGACGGTAAAAGCGCTAAACACGCCAGATACTTTACAGATTTAGAAAAGTCGCAAGCTAGCGAACTAAAGACGGCTGGACTTGTCAAGGTAGGGTATTATTTGCATCATACATATTACCCAAGCATGCATACTGCCAAAACGGTAAAAGTCGGAATACATCGGACTATATCGGAAACATACGGAAAAGCATAATATAGTATAATTATAGTGTCATATGTAGCTTTTAAAGACATTGACTAATTCTCCCGATAAACATGCAACACAACGGGGAACATTGGGCCGTTCCTCTTGCGTGTTGTATACAGGCGCTGGCGTTAAATTCCTTTCACGAACACATGCCATTTGAGATACGATCCTTGTTAAAATATGTACTTCCTAATATCATAACTATTTGTACGATTTCATAGATTGTCAGCGCTTGTGTAGAACATACAAACAAACTGAATAAAACCAAAATAAATGGGGTATATCCACGGTGATATATCCCATTTTGTGTATAAAAGTAACAAAAGTTAGGTTGTGAAAAGCTAGTGAATATCATATGTACAAAATCAAAATGTCTAAACAATAAGAAAGGTCAATGCACGGCCAACGAAATATATTATGACGGAATGTGCCAAACATATTGCACTAGCCAACACGCAGCCAAACAAGTTGCCGGAATATGTCAACGATCACATAGAAGAATGAAGAGCAAAGATAGCAACATACTACAATAGGAAGGGATATCGATGAATTACATACCTAAAATTAAAAAAGTAATTACTGCATTACAAATTAAAAAAGGTTTAAGGTATGTTATTGATACTCGCCAATCATGGAGCAAGTGGGATAAGCCATTTAAAGTATTCATCGTAAGTCGCATGTATAACGAAGCGGAATATGCAGAAGCGTTTCCGGAGAAGTATAAACGAAACCCATTTAAAGAGGGCCAGTTATTTAAAAAAGTTGCTGAATACGATACATTAAAGCCACATGAGTTGTTAATATATCTAGTTAATGTGTTGAAAGGTGGTGAGCGTAGTGAGTGATATTAAATTAAAGCCTAAAGAGTTAAAGTTTGCTGAAGAATGGCTAAAGACTACGAACGCCACACAATCAGCGATAAAGGCTGGTTATAGCGCACGAACGGCGTATTCTGCTGGTAATCGACTGTTGAAAAAAGTTGACGTCAGACAATATATTGACGAACGACTAGCAGAAATGAAAGAAAGTAGCATCGCCGATACTAACGAGGTAATGCAGTTTTTATCTAGTACGATGCGTGGTGATATTCCCGACCAGTTCGGTTTAGATCCGGCGTTAAATGATAGGATAAAAGCGGCTGAATTGCTTGGTAAACGCTATAAGATGTTTACTGATAAGCAAGAAATTAGCGGGGCGGACGGTGAACCGATTAAAGTTATATTTAGTAATATGAATAAAGAATAATAGGTAATTGCATAAATCTATCATTAAATGGGGTATATCCACGGCGATATATCTCATTTTTTGTATAAATCTATCAAATATGGAAATAACAATCGACTATAAACCGAACGAAAAACAAAATATATTCCACAACACAAAAGCACCTTATGCGGTATATGGCGGCGCTCGTGGTGGCGGTAAAACAAAATCATTGATTATGGACGTGTTTATTTACGCCTTAACGTATCCGGGTAGTCATTGTTATATATTTCGCGAAACATACCCAAATTTAGAAGCCAATGTGATTAGAGAGTGGATTAGAAGCGTGCCGGCTGAATTATACAAGTATTCAGACCAAAAACACATAGCCACCTTAAAAAATGGTAGTCAGGTATTGTTTAGGTACGTGAAAAACGATAAAGATGCCGAAGGCTATCAAGGCCAAGAATTTGATTACTTAGGCATTGATGAATTAACCAAACATACAGAACGCACGGCCGAATTATTAACGGCTTGTCTTCGTAGTGCAAAAGGCTTTCCTGTTCGTTTCCGTGGAAGTTGTAACCCCGGAGGTCGTGGGCATGGTTGGGTAAAGCGTAAATATGTAGAAGCCACAAATTATGGAGAAAATCCTGTTATTGATGAAACTACTGGACTTGAAAAGGTGTTTATACCGGCGCAAGTTTACGATAACTATGTTCTTATGGCGAACGATCCGAGCTATGTCAAACGCTTAGAAGCATTACCAGAGCAAGAAAAGAAAGCGTTCTTATATGGTGATTGGGATGTGTTCATAGGGCAAGTATTTACGGAATTTAACAGAAATATACACGTAGAAGAACCTTTTGAAATTCCTAAAGGTTGGATACGGGTTCGTTCTATGGACTGGGGATTTAGTAAACCTTTTAGTATACATTGGTACGCTATTGACTATGAAGGTGTTGCGCATTGTTATCGTGAATATTACGGTTGCACAGGTGAGCCGGATGTAGGTTTGAAACTAACACCGGATGAAGTCGCCGCTGAAATGGCTAGATTAAGCGAGGGTGAAACCTATGCATATGATATAGCTGATAGAGCGATATGGCAGAAAGACGACCGCATGAAGTGGAGCATTCAAGGTGAGTCTATTGCTGAAATATTTGCACGTCATGGAATTAACTTCATAAAGTCTAATTCTGAACGCATTCCGGGTAAGATGATGGTTCATACCTATCTAAGGGAGAAGAAAATCAAATTCTTCTCTACGTGTAAACATATTTTAAGAACGTTACCGGAATTAGTATATGACGAAAGTAAGCCAGAAGATGTGGATACAACGCAAGAAGATCATGCATATGATGAGTTTAGATATTTTTGCATGAGTAGACCTATCACACCTAAGAAACCGGAGAAACCATTTAATGACGGTTATAGATATGATGATGAAACAGAAGGGGAAGTAACTGCATGGGGTGTATGAGTGAAAGGGCGTTACGAGATTACGCCTATAAGGTGTTAAAGTCAGAATACGGCGAACGTGAAGAAAAAGGTGTTATTATTCCGGCGAAATACACCGATGCGGAATTAGCGGAATTTGCGCAAGCTATGCCGCAATGGCAAATAGAACAAATGTACGATATGATATATGGTTCTGAAATGGTGGAGTAATGAACATAGAACAAACATTCGATATATACGAAGCGAAAGCGAACGTTAAAAGCGCATTGAGTGCTACGTCAAATTGGCGGCAAAGTGCTGCCGAAGATTATGCATTCATGCAGGGTAAGCAATGGGAAGATGCTGATTTAAAAAAGATGCGTGAAGCTGGTCGCCCTGTAATTACAATCAATAGAATACGGGCAACCGTTAATTTGTTGTGCGGCTATGCATCACAGAATGAAACAGAACCGGACTTCTTACCACGTAGCGAAGAAGATGATAGGATAAGCCGTGTTGCGAAAGGTATCACAAAATACTGTTTAGACCGCGCACACTATCAGCGCAATAAAGGTAAGTGCTTCCGCGATAAAATCATATGCGGATTAGCTAATTACTGGGTAAGTTATGAATTTGACTACACTAAGTTAGACGGTGCCATTAAAATCGACCGTGTTTCTCCGTTTGATGTGTTTGTAGATCCGGAAAGCACAGAAGAAAATCTAAGCGATGCTCAATTCGTTGGCCGGTATAGTTGGGAAAGCACAAGAAAGCTAAAACAGGTATATCCGGATAAAGCTAATGAAATTGATTTGTTAAGCCATAAATATGACGATACAGAACTAGAAGCTGGTACCGTTGAAACCATTAACGGTGAGTCGCTATGGTACAACGAAAAGTATAAAAAGGTTCGTGTAGTTCAATATTGGTATAAGGAATACGGTAAAAAGAACGTATTCATGACAAAAGAAGGGTTAATTAATGAAAGTAACCCGTTATTTGTTGTGTTAATGGCTATGGGTAAGAAACCTACTAGCATACCAGATACTAAAATCAGATATGCGACATTTGCCGATGATGTACTCTTAGAAGAGGGCGAAAGCCCGTATAAGCACGGTAAATTTCCGTTAGTGCGTGAATATTGCTATTATACGGGTGAACTGGTAGACGATGAACTAGAACCAGCCGGCGTAGTTCGCGACCTTAAAGATGCGCAACGTGAAAAGAATAAAAACCGAAGTCAACGTATGCACGTTGTTAATCAGCAGTCTTTAGGTGTGAAATTCTGGCAAGGCCAAATAGATGAACACGACAAGAAAACGATTGAAAAGAAAAGCACAACACCGGGAGCAAATATATTCTTGAAACCGGGCGTTACATTCCAAGACGGTACACCGTCAATGGATAGCGCTATTAGTTTGACTTTAGAGCAACAAGCGGACAATGACTTTTATTCTATTAGCGGTATAACTCCGGAAAGTCTTTCCGGTAGCATTGGTTCTATGAGTGGTAAGGCAATCGACTTGCGGCAATCAGTAACTACCGTTCAAACGGCGGATATATTCGCACAAACAAAAGAAGCGGAGTTGCAAATTGTTAAATTGCTATGGGGCGAGAAAAACGCTCCGGGTTTAATTCCTCAATTCTACAATCAAGAAAAAGCAATGCGGATTTTAGGCGACGACGGCAAGAAGGAATTTGTACAAATTCAGCCTGAACTAGGCCAGCCAATGCAAGAACAAATTATCACGGATCCGTTTGGACAACCTAAAGTAGATGAAGAAGGCAACCCAATCAAACAAGTATTGTATGATTTAAGCTGCTTTGATTTTGATATTGTAATTAGCACTAGCCAAGCGAGCGCAACAGCTCGTAAAGCTAACCTATATCAATTATTGGAAGCTAAAAAATCCGGCGTTGATATTCCTATGGATATTATCCTCGACTTTATGGATTTTCCAGAAAAAGAAGCCGTCAAGAAACGTATTCAAGAAGCAAGCGAAAAGCCAGCTATGCCAGAATTGCGTGTTAGTGGTAGCCTAGATGATATGCCGGCGGAAGCATTGAGCATGTACTTGCAAACGCTAGGCGTACAGATTTCACCACAACAAATTATGGCGGAACGGTTAGCCTTGAAAGGCAAACAACAAAACTTTCAAAATGCACCACCAAATTTGCCACCTATGAACGATTTAGGCGGTATGTAATAAAACTATCAACACAATAATAAAACGCTCCTATATGGGGCGTTTTTTGCATTTCGCCCTAAGTAATGGCGTTAAACTACTTGCACGTATATACTCGCCCGGCAACGGCGTTAAACTGTCATATTCTTATATTCGTCCGGCAATGACGTAAAAAGGCAATAAGGGGTATTTGATATGGAAAAAGACTTAGTAAACATCGAAGAAGCTGGTTTCACTCCAGAAGATTTAGAAAACGCGGGCGTAGAACTGGAAGAAACAACCGAAGAAACGAATACACAGGAAGGTGTAAATGATGTTCCCTCTACTGAAACACCTGAAAGTGATGCGAATGATGCGGAAGTAGAAACAGAAACGCCGGAAACTAACGAAGAAACGGAAGAAACGCATGCGAACGATCAGAACTTAAAAGCGGCACTTGCACAGGAACGAGCAAGACGAAAAGCGGCGGAAGAACGTACTAGACAATACGAAGCACAACAAAAACCGATTGAGTTGCCACAAGAAGAAGTATCAAATATTCGTGATTTTGTACGTCGTGAAGCGCTGAAACGTTTCAATATGACGGCGGAAGATTTAGAAGGTTTGATGTATGAAGATGCTGAAAAGTACAACGAATTCATTCGCTTTGAAGCCAATGCAGAATATGCGATTACTAATCAGCAAATCGCAGTACACCAACAACGACAAACTAATCTAAATTTCGTAAATGAAATTAAATCGCTACCAAACTTTAATGAGTTGTATCAACGCGGTTTAGACAAGTTAAACGGAATGACGATGCGCGATGCGCAACCGATTAATGATGCATTTTATCGCGTTGATCAGGGTGAAGGTACGGAAGCCGATTTTGAAACCATTAGAAAATTTGTTGATGAATTGCAAAATGAACGGGCAACAAGTACCGAAGTACCAAACAACCCACTAGAAGTAGCGGCGACATTACCAAAGGCTGGCGCTCTAAATGGTGGCGTTCCTACACCTAACAAGGTAACGGAAGAAGATATTTTGAAAGCGTATGACACAGGCAATCTTGATGCATTGCCGGACGATGTACGCAAATATTTTGACGAATTATAAGAGGTAATATATGGCAGAACAAAGAAATCAAGTAACTATTCCAGCGGCGTTAGTCCCTAAGATTTGGACTAAAAAAGTGTGGCATGAAGGATTGAAAGAGTCTTTCTTCGATAAATTCACCGCACTTGACGGATCTAACGTTGTACACAAAAACAAAGACTTAGAAGGCGTAAAAGGTGATGCAGTAACATTCGGTTTAATGATGAATTTAAGCGGTGCTGGCGTTGAAGGTAACCGCGCGACATTGACCGGCAATGAAGAAACATTGAACATCTACGACTTTACCGTACAAACTCAATTAGTACGTAATGCGGTATCTCGCTTTGAAGCGGACGACCAAAAAACACAATATGACATGCTAAAAGAAATCAAAGGTGCGTTAAAACAATGGTTAGCTGATTGGCAAGATAACAAGTTAATCGCTAAACTTTCCGCATCTCCTACCGCTGGTGAAACATTATATGCTTCCGCTGCTGGTACGCAAGTATCTATTACGGCAAATGATAAGTTGACTACTACACTTATTTCCCGTGCGAAACGTAAAGCGAAAATGCATGGTCCAAAGGTACAACCTATCAAGGTTGACGGCATGGACAAATACATTATGCTAGTTTCTCCTTGGGCAGCAAAAGACTTGAAAGATGATGATAAGTGGCTTAAAGCGCAACAAAACGCTAATGTTCGTGGTTCTAAAAACCCTATTTTCACAGGCGCGTTAGGCGAATATGACGGCGTTATTCTTTACGAATACGAACGTGTATTGAACGACAAAACAGGCGCATCTAGTGCTAACGTATGCCATAACTTGCTTTTAGGTAAACAAGCGGCATGCTTTGCGGTATCTCGTCCGGCTAAACATATCAAGCAAGTGGACGACTACGGCAACGTAGAAGGTAATGGTATTGCTTTTTATGGCGCAATCGAAAAATCCAAGTTCAATAGCAAAGATTACGGCGTAATCAATGTTATGACTGGTGGCGTAGTAGAAGCGTAATTTCAAAGGTATAGGCGGGGTAACACCCGCCTTTATTCTTATATGGGGTGAATATGAACGTAAAATACATAATCAATAGGGCGTTCATGCAAATAGGCGATACCTCGCAAGAACAATATACTCCGTATTATTTATTGGAGTATTACAACGAAGGTAATCATCTATTAAATGCCCTAATCGGTCAATATTGCCCGAGCCTTGCAACAGGAACATTTGAAGGTACCGGAAACGGACGGATCACATTGCCTTTTCAATGTATCAGTATATTGAAAGTCAAAGCGGATGATGCGGAAGTAGACCGGTATCAAGTATTGAATTTGCAAACGGTAGTATTTGATGCGGATAAAGAGCAAAAAATCACCGTTGATTATATAAAGACTGCTGGCTATAAGATGCTCGAAGATGATAGCGGACTACCGGCAGAACTTGAAACGTTATTAGTTGACTATATCGTATATAGAGTGATGAACCTTGATATTTCCGGAATATCGGCAAATATGATTAGTGCGTTGCAATCGATTAATAATGGGTTAGGTAACAATGATAGTGTAATTGCGGAAGGATACTGGAATTATGGTAGTAAGCGAATTGATTACGCTGGTTAATGTAGAGTCAAACGAAATCCTTGATGAACAACTTGAATATATCCAGTACATCAACGCAGCGATTGACTGGCTAACGACTATTCTAGTTAGTATCAAAGATCGTGAAGTAGTTAAGAATATGGATATACCAGATAAAAGGGCGGTTCCTTCCGATTTTATGGGGTTCGTTCCTAAAACTGGCTATCCTATCCGCATCATAAACGGCACATTTGAAACGTATGACGGTGAAACGGTTAATCAAGTATTTTATAGCGTAAGAAAAAATCACATTGATGATTTAGACGACACTATTCCATTTTCTGAATTCTTTCATCAATATCTAGTGCAGCTTATATCCTTTATGGTGAAGAAAAAATCACTTATGACTGATTATGCTGCTTATGATAAGACTTTCATCGATTACATCACAGAGCAAATCAAAACGGCACGAGGTATCACATAATGGGCGTAAAACAGGTGGCAACTACTAACGGGTTCCGGCTGGGCCTTGATTGGAGCAACCCGCCGGAGAATATCGACGTACAAGCCTTAACACAGGCTAGACAATGCGAATTCGATAGGACTGATAACGCCTTGCGTACCGTTCCGGGTGTTCGTGTATTGTATGATTTTGGATTACCGGTAGAAACGCTATATTATGATGTCTATCGTAACAAATGGTATTTTTCTAGTGGTAGAAATCTATATTCTACTGATTTCAATACTAATACATTACTAGGCACGTTAAACGGCACAGAAGAGCCAAAGTATCATGCATTTGGCGGTGATATTCTCATTGCCAGTGGCGATAAATTACAAGTTATCTCCGGTGCTGGTAAATTAGCTACTATCGAAAGTCCTGTATGCGATATAGTATCCAGCCATTCTGGGCGTGTACTGATTGCATCGACTCATTCGCATCGGTTGAATTGGTCGGCAGTAGGCGACTACAACGCATGGACTCACAACAATAACGATGCATCTAGTGCGCAATATGTGGACGTTGGCTATAAAGACCAAGGCAGCATCATTGCAGTTGATTTCTTATCACGTGCGATTATCGTATATAAGGAATATGGGCGCGTGTATCAAGTCATTGGTACGCCAGATGCACGGAATTTAACGGTATACCCGCTTTCTTCTACTGGTTATTGTAGCGGTGCAACGATAAGCATTGATGATCGTAGCTATTATTTAGGCAATCAAGGGTTTATGTCTTTTATGCCTACTAATACCTATGCAGAAATACAACCGTTTGAAACTGGGTTGAACATCAATTCCTATCTATTGAAATACATTACGAAAGATTGCGAAGTGTGGCATATACCTAGTCGTAAGCAACTTTGGATACGACCATATAACGGTGATACAGTATTTATCTATCATTATTTACCGAGATATGAGGACGGGCGCGGCGTGTTCACATCGCGTAAATTCACACATAACATCAATGATGCGGTAAATGTTGATAAAAAAGTATATATAGCCTATGGCAATAAAATCGGCATTCTTGACGAAACCATAGATACCGATGATAGCGTACAAATTCAGACATCAATAGTTAGTGGTAACAGGTTGGCAACAAGACAATTTATATTGATTATGAATTATAACTTTGTTACGCATAATCTTCTTCCCGGTCATGGTACTATTGGCATTTCAAACAAGAAACCTAAGCCGATTGAGTTCGCTAGTAAATCGGTTAAAACCTACTATGCCAACTTTAAGACACATGATTACAAAGTGCCGATGAATGTCAACGAATACACTAAGGCTTATAAGATTGGTGGCGGCGCTAACCGTAATGTACAATTCAAAATCAATGTTCAAAAGGGCGCTATTTCATTACGCCAACTAGATTATACATATGAAGAGGTTTAATAATGGCTTATAAAGAAAAATACCCTTTGGATATTACGCCACATGGTGATACAGTACCGGAAAGTATAGAGAAAAACCGGAACGAATTATTAAATATTGCGAAAGAAATGGACTTAAAAGCCGACAGCGGTGGTACTGGCGGCGGTGGCGGCGGTTTACGTAATAGGGTTTTAAGTGGCAAGGTTAGTAACGGTGAGTTCTCCTTTTTGACTGGCGATAATTTAAGCGTGATGATTGACGGCAGTCAAACACCGGTTCTCTTGTCATTCGCTGACGGTTTCAACGATTATGGCGCGGTTGATTATGTGCAGACGGTAACACGTAAGCAAAGTGCATGGAGCCTACCGGCCAATAGTACATCGTATCTGTATGTCGAACGCTCCGAATCTGGGGGCCTAAGTTATGGCAGTACAACGCTTGAACCATTGCGACAACCAAACGCACCGGAAGCGGCAACAGATAAAATGTACTACAATACAACAAGTGAAAAAATGAATGTGTACACAGGTACATATTGGAAAAGCATTTTACGTGTAGTAGTGGCTATAGCCGTAACAGATGCAACGCGTGTAAAGTCAATCAAGTATTATGATCCGTACCTAAACACGGCAACCGATGCCGTAATTGGCAAACGTACGGTAGACGGTAAAGAATACATGATTACAGATATTCTTAATCAAATGGCGGAAGCTATTAAAAAGATTGCTGGCGATGCTAATTTTACCAATAACCCAAGCCGAACATTAAAAACGGTAATGGATACCATTAACGGTTTAGGAAGTACGTATTACAAAAAGACTGATACAGTAGCGGAAGCAACGCATGCAGCACGCGCAGACGTAGCAACACGCGCAACAACGGCAGATAGTGCTACAAACGCTACAAATGCTACGAATTGCGTGCGTAAAACTGGCGACACTATGACGGGTACGTTAAATGTTCCGGGCCTTTCTAATAACTCAATCGATTTAGATTATCTTGCCAACAATAAGGCTGGTTATAGCGGTTTCACATTCGGTGAATTAAATAACTACCGTATATGGGGTACTGCATATTGGGGTATTGGGGCCATGTTTCCGTGGAATACAAGCCAAGACCGTATATTAGGTACTCAGCTTTATTTTGCCAACAGTAACGCTGCATTTATTCGTTTCGATACAAATGCTAAAGGCATGAATGAATGGCAACGTATAGCAACGTTTGAAAATAACAATACATTGTTATTCCCTAATGGTGCAAGGTTGAAGGTGGAATAATATGCCTAATTTAGTACTAGAATATAACGGCCATACATACCGGTTCGGATTAACTACAGATGCAGCATTAACAAACGGCCAAAATATTAAGGTTCCATTTAATGGAAGCGAATTATACGCACGTATTGGAGACGATAACACGCCGTTAAAAGTTATTAAAAATGGGCGTACGTATTCGGTACAGTATAATCCGGCTGCATTTAATAATATTTACGTAGACAGACCGGCTAGTGATCGTTCAGAATGGCGTAACACAGTATTTTTCCCAAGTGGCAATTATCGTATCACCATAGACGGAAGGACGCGCGATAGTCGAGAAATACGCATTAATGATAACAGAAACCTTGAAATAGTGATGAGTATTATTGGGCACGGGTATGGCAATCAGCGTTTAAAACTGACTATTAGCGGATATTATGACGGGCGAATACAAGCCGGAAGCAATCACAATAGATTTAGCATAGAACGAATAGGGGACTAACGATGCAACTTGAAAGCCTTGAAAGTATGATAAAAGACTATGAACGGCGAACAGGGGAGCGAGTCAGCCTAAGTGGTTTTTACTTCGACGAGAACAACAATTATAAAGATAGTTACAACTACTATTTCAAATTCTTCCCAAATGCTGGTTTCCTATTCTGGAGCATCAACGAACATGAGGGTGAACGGTATTTTACTATCTGGCAGACATACGGTGATATGAAAATCATAGGTAAATACATTGTTGAAGTGATGAAGTTGAATGATCTTGATGTAATTGTAACGGCAACACATCGAAGCGTGCGCGGTTTCATTAAAAAGTGGAAAATGGAACGCGTTCCAACTATGGACTATACCTATAATGGTTTTAATTACAAAGTGTTAAAAACGGTGCGTAAACACCTTGAAGCTACTTTGTAGAAAGGAAAAGCATGTTCACTTTTGACTTGCAATTATTTGGGGGCGGAAAAAAATCGAAGGTACAAAGCATAGGTGCTAACCTACCACCGGCCGGCCCCGAAGAAAAGCAACTACTACAAGGCCAAATGAATTGGTTAAATAGAACCAATCAAAGCGCTAATACCTTGCAAGGTATGGGCGATAGAGCCTTAAATAATGTAGTTAGTCCGCAATATCAGCAAATGTACAATGCATATTTGGGGACTAACAAAGACAACCAAAATGCACTAGCAGCATTGCAAAATCAAGTGTCAACGGCCGGCGCCAAGAACTTAACGGATAACACACGTTATGCAAATCAGTTAGGGGCCAGCGTTGATGCTATGAATAACGGCGCAAATCAATTAGCCAACGAATACAACGGCGCATTATTGAAAAATCAAAATGCAATGGATAGTATCACGAACGGACAACTACCTACAGGCTATGCAGATGCTAGACGGCAAGCGTTAAACAATGATTTACAGGCAACTGTAGGCAATGCAGTTTCTGGCCTAGCAAGTCGCGGCATTGTGAATTCATCTATTACAGATAATGCATTAAATGATATTAGCAAGAACGCATCTAATACACTTGCGGCACAATATGCAAATGATTTGAACCAAGCGGCGGCGCTTAATTCGCAAGCATTTAACAATAGTTTGAGCGGTATCGGTGCTAAAATGGGACTTTGGGGTAACACCTATAATAACCAGCAAAACGGCATTGTTAATCAAGCTAACTTGTTAAATCAAGGTTACGCAAATCAGATGAACAACGCCGGCACCGCAGCGGGGTTAGTAGGTCAACGCGAAGGGTTAGCGCAAAACCCAATTAATACAGGTGCAACAACACAAAGCGCAGCTATTCAACCAGCCAAAGATTACTACTCTATGAGTCAGTTGAATAACGCGGATCAAGAAGATTTATTAAACAGATATATGACATTACGTTACGGACTTGCACAACCGGCACAAACAATGGTTAAGCAAGGCAGCGGCGGATTCTTAGGAGGTTTTATGAAAGGTTTTTGTTTTGTAGCAGGTACAGAAATTGCAACGCCAGAAGGTGGAAAAGCAATCGAAACATTTGTAAATGGTGATAAGGTAATCACATTAGATGCGGTTAATGATGTAATTGCATTGCATGATATGGGCGAAAAGGAAACGCATCGCCTTGAAACGATTGATTGTAATGTTGTTACCACAGGTAGTGAGAAAGTATTAACTCCGGAAGGTCTTAAATTGGTCGAAGAACTCGCAATCGGTGAACCAATTATGACGGTACATGGCTATCAATTTGTTACAGTATGCGAACCAACCGGCAATACTGAACAGGTATTTGAATTGCAATGTACTGGCGATAATTTATTCTATGCTAACGGTATTATGGCGGAAGGTATCAATGAAGAAGAATTGAAAGCGATTGCCGAAACACCAGAAGAAGCACCGGAAGCACCGGAAGAAAAGCCGAAAAAGAAAACTACAAAGAAATCTAACAAATCTGATGAACCAGTAGACGAAGAAAGCGAAGAAAACAAGAAAGTAGAGGAATAACACAATGGGCGTAATCTACGTTAAAGATTTTGAACCATGGGCGGCGTTGGGTGAATTAGCCGGTCAATATTTCTCACACCGTTTAGGGGCGTTGCAAAATAATAAAATGGCTAAAGGCTATCAAGCAATGCTAGGCGGTGGCGGTGGTGGCGGCGAACAAGACCCGAACACTCCGCAAATTGTGGATAATAATAACCGTATGGCGGGAATGGGTATGCAACAACCTAATAGCGCCGGTCAAATTAATCAGTTATTATCTAATTCTAATAACACATTTGCCAATAGCTTGATGCAAAAAAATAACATTGGCTTATGGGGTGGTCAAAATCCGGCAGCACCAGCACAACCGATGCAAGCTAACACAGATGCACCAGCCGCACCAGTTCAACCACCACAACAAAATACAGGGTTATGGAACTTTGAAAATCTAAACAATACCGGTATTGGTAATGGTGTACCGCAAACGTATCAAGAAATGATGCAACAAAGGGCAAATAACCCTTTTCGTGGGGCGCCCAAATTGGTAGAAAATGGTAGTACCAATGAGGATAAAGCGCCGGGCCAATATTCTATACCAGACAAAGCGACTGTAACTAGTGAAGCACGCAAACGACTAGGGGCGAATACACTCGCCCTTGTCAAAGCTGGTTTTGATTTCAAGACGGCGCAAGGTTTAGCCAACGAACAATATCAAACCGACGTGAATAATATGTATATGCAACAAGTCAACGAATATCAAGAAAAAGTGCTTGAACCGATGCGCCAACAAATTATGAACAATCTTGTATTCACTCAAGATAAAGACGGAAACCCGGTTGTAGATACCTATAACACAAAACGGGTTAAAGGGTTGGCGCCGGCCGTTGCAAGATATAACTATCTAGCCGGTAAAGTTGGCGCTGGTACTATTGATATGAATAACTTGAATTCTATTGCGGCGCTTGATAAACCAGATTACAAGTTTAGCAGCGCACAAAACGGCCACATTGTACGGTACAACATGGGCGACGGTACTATTCAAGATATGGGCGGTTATGGCAAGGTCGAAACAAAACAGTTTGCGAACGGTCAAGTTATTGTTATGACTCCGGACGGTCAAATGAAAAACATTGGTAATTTCGGTGCGAAGAATATCAAGGTTATGCCGGACGGTAAAACGTATATTGTTGGCACAGACGGCAGCATGAAATATGTAGGTACACATGTAAAACCACCTACCGCATCACAAACAGGTACAAGCGGATATAATGCACAGGTATTAAGAACACTATCTGCACAACATACGGCATGGGTGAAAGCTAATCCAGATAAGGACGAAAGCGAAAGTCCTTATTATGGTAAGTTACAAGGTGCATTGAACGGTGCGCCTACTGGTGGCGGTGGTGGAACGCCAACGGTTAAACGGCAACCTACCTATTCAGCTGAGGAACAAGCAGCAGTTGCCAAGCGAATGAACGAACTATCAGCGCAAGGCTGGAGTGACGACCAGATAGCGGCGGAACTTGATGCGGCCGGTTATGGAAATTATAAATCGTGGTTAAAGTCTTATTAATAAAAGGGGTAGACTATGGGTGCGTTCGATGATATTACAAGCCAATACGGCAAGGCGGCTGGGAACAACGCTTTTGAAGATATTACAACCGAATACGGTTATGACGTAGGCAACGCGCCCAAGCCTACGTTCTGGGATAGCGTTAAAAATAACGCCGAATATGTTGCTAATGGCGTTAAGAATAATATTGAATGGATTGACAAAACAGGCAAAGAAATCAATGACAATGTAGGGGATACATTAGGAAATTGGAAAGATGATGTATTAAATAAAACAAACAATCTAGGTAGGGAGTATTCAAAAAGTGCTGCTAATGCCATTGAAGCAAATGGAGATAATTTTTCTGCGTTTGACGATAACGGCGACTTTATAGAAGAACATGCAACATCGGGCCTAAACAAAGCAAGAGCAGAAGCATACGATGCCGCAGTTGGCAAGCCGGCTGGATATCTAGCAATTACTCCGTATGTTCCACCACAGGTGCGAATAGCTGCGGGCGTCCTTGCTGCGCCTACGATTGCAAGTGATACGGCGGAAATGTATAACGCCAACGCAACAGCCGAAAACGAAGGAACGGCACCGGACGGTGTGTTAGGGAATAAATATGTTGCTACGGCAAAAAATGTTTTAGTAGATCCGATTGCGGAACCGGTTGGGCGTTTAGTTGATGATCCGGGAGAGTTCGCAAAAAATATAGCCATGAACCCTACTAATTTATGGGATGATGTGTTTTTACCGGTTGGTATGATTAAAGGCGCAACACCTAAAAAGGTATCTGGCGCCATTGGCGAACGTGTGGGGCGTGTTGGTGAACATATCAAAGAAAAGGCATCTAATGCATTTGAAGATATTGGGGAACGCTTTAATAAAGAAGAACCGCATATGCAAGAAGGGGTTATGTACAATGCGTTTGAAGATATTCCAGTACCGGAAGAATCAGCCGTTGAACCGCGTGCATATTCAGAGGATGCATTGAGTGGTCAAGCCTTTGAAGGTGAAACAGGCAATATCCAAGCGGATATATACAACCGATACCGTCAAAACGGATTAAGTGATGTTGAAGCAGCTGCAATGACTGGCAATATCGGTGCTGAAAGTAGTTTTGATACAAAGGCATTAAGTGGCGACGGCAACGGCTCGCGCGGACTCATTCAGTTTACTGACGGGCGATTAAATGGCGAAAATGGTTTGTTGAAATTTGCGGAACGCAACGGATTAGATCCGTGGGATTGGAGAACGCAAGTCGATTTCAGCGTATGGGAATTGCATAACACAGAAAGTGCAGCGCTAGAAGCTATGCGCGCGCATCCAGATGCTACACCGGCGGAAATGGCCCGTATTGTACGTGAAACATACGAAAGACCAGACCCGGCGGAAGCACGCGACAATGTACGCATGGAAATTGCAGAAGACACATTCAAGGGTAATTATGGCAAATATGAAAACGGCCCGCGTGATGTATCGTATAAGGATAGCACGCTAGATCCTAACCGCCGAAGTTATGAAGAACCATTTAAAGATGAATTTGTAGAACGTGAAATCGTAAAAGGTGAAGAACCGCACACAGATTTGAATAGTTTTGTTGAAAATACCGAAAATAAATCAGTTAAAAACGATGATTTAGGTATAAACTATCAAGGTGAAGGCGAAAAGGCCCGTACAGGCGAAATAAACGATTTCCACACAGAAAATCGCATGAATGCTGAATTTGTAGAGGGTGATAAATCTCGAGTTCAAGAAAAAGCGGTTGAAAATGATGTAAATAGTAAGTTTAGATACGAAGAAGATGCGCCAAACGTAAGTTTGAAAAATGCTATTGATGAATTGCCATTGAAAGCACGCGAAGCAATCGTAAATGAATTAAAAGACGTTGTGAAAAATGATGCATCTGAAACACGGTTGACTGAATTAGAAAATAAAGTTCATTCTAATACAGAAATCTTGAAAGATTTAAACAAAGCAACTAAGCCGGATATTCCTAAAACGGAACTTGATGCGGTTAAGGTTCGATTATCTGAAAGCCTAGATGTACCAGTTGAAACATTAAACCATGAATATATGGAACGTGTTCGTACGGATCGCGCCGCCGAACTAATTGCAGATACGCAAGAACTAAAAGCGTTAAAAGCAGAACCGGCAGAAGGTGGCGTGAGCAAATACGCACAACAACCAAGCCGGCTTTTAGACAATGCAACACATGAGCAAGTACACAATGCAGTTGTAAAAGCCTTTGACGGTAACGAAGCAATGGCAAATCGCTATTTGGAAAGTAAAGGCGTTAAACCTAATGAACCACTACAATATAGTGCTAAAGGTAATGAAACACCACATACGGAACAAAGTGAAGGCGTTGAACGTATGGGGCGTGCCGTTAGTCGTCGTGAAATTATTGATAGTATCAATAACCTATTCAATCAGCGTATAAAAACAGGGAGATTGGGAACTAAAAATGCTAAGGGTTGGTATAATCCTAATAGCGATGTAATCCGTACGGGGGTATATGGTGATATCCCTACAATGATGCATGAGTTAGGTCATTACATTGATAACCATAATGGATTTAGCAGTATTCCTAAGTTTGATGCTGAATTGTTAGGTCAAGTCAAAAAGCGGTTTGGTACTAGCTATGATAATTTAGATGTAGCTGGTAAGCGTAAAGAGGGGTACGCAGAATTCTTTAAAGATTATGTATCAGACAGAGCAAAAGCCAAACAGGACTTTCCGGAGTTTTATAAACACTTCAAAGAAACCATAGAACGTGATAAGGCTTTAAATGGCATTGTTAATAAATTATCTAAAATAACTCATGAATGGCATAAACAGTCTAGTGCAGACCGTATCAAAGGTTCTATTTCCTTTGAACGAACCTCTAAAGCTGAACGTATCATTACAGATGCTAAAGATGGAAATATTAAAGATACCATTAAACGTGTAGCGAGTGATGTCTATACAAAAGCTATTGATGAACTCAATCCATTGCGTGAAATGGTTGAGGAAGTGGAACATATCACAGGTGAAAAAGTAGCATTTAAAGATAATCCGTTTATGCAAGCGTGGTTGTCTCGTGGTTGGGTAGGCAAAGCAGAAGAATTTATTAAGCGTGGGAGACCAGAAAAGGGCGTTCGTTCGTTTGAGGATATTATTAAGGATATACCTCAAAAAGAGCATAAAGACTTTAGCGCCTACCTTGTAGCGTTGCATGATTTAGACCTACACCGTAACGGTCAAATGCCTACATTTACACTAAAAGAGGATTTAGCGACCGTTAAGCAGTATGAAAAAAATCCTACATTCAAAAGCGCTGCTAAAGACATTCACCGCTTTCAAGATTATATGCTTGCCGAACTTGTAAACAACGGAATATTAAAACCAGAAACATACCATTTATTGAGAAATAAATACCCTAACTATGTTCCGTTTTTCCGTGATTTTTCTGCAGAAAGTATGGACGGGTTCTTTTCTAGCTCTAAAGGGTTCGTTAATGTAGCTAATCCTATTAAGCGGTTCAAAGGTAGTACACGTGATATTATTGATCCATTAGAAAGTATCGTAAAAAATACATACCAATTCTACAATGCAATCGAACGAAACCACGTGGGCGTTACATTTGCCAAATTAGCGAAGAAACCGGGGATAGGAACTATTGTTGAAGAGGTTAGGGGAGATAGACCGGCAAAATCTACAGACAATACATTTTCTGTTTGGGTTAAAGGGAAAAAAGTTGTATATGAAACAACTCCGGAATTAGCGCAAGCAATGAAAATGATGAACAAGGATACAAGCAATTTTATAACAAAAATATTGCAGTATCCGGCTAGTTGGTTACGTGCTGGTTCTACTGTAACTGCTGGATTTGCTATCACAAACGCTTTGCGTGATACTATTTCAGCTGGCGTATTCTCTAAACATGGTTTTTTGCCTGTGGTTGATACATTTAAAGGTCTAGCACATTTCTTAAAGAAAGACCAGTTATATTGGGATTACATAAAAAGTGGTGGCGCTCACGCTGCTATGGTAAGCCTTGATAGAGACTATTTGAGCGGACATTTAAGAGAATTATTTTCTCGTAAGTCCACATTGTCAAAAGTTGCAAGAAATCCTATGGAAGTGTTGCGCGCTATATCGGAAGCAACGGAAGTGGCTACCCGTTTAGGCGAATTTAGCAATGCTAGAAAAGGGTATACAGGGTTATACAGTCGTTTAACAAAAACCAATTTAAAACCTAAATCGCTAGGAGAAGCATCTATTGCAAGTCGTGATATTACGATTGATTTTAGCCGCACTGGTACACATACCAAAACTGCAAATAAAGTTGTAGCGTTCTTTAATGCGACTATCCAAGGCGGCGACAAATTAGTACGTGCATGGCGTGATGATCCGAAAGGTGTGACAATTAAATCTACTTTGTTTATCACGTTACCTACAATCGCATTATGGTATTTGAATAAAGATAACACCGCATATCAAGAGTTGCCACAATGGGAAAAGGATACATTCTTCCATATTCCGACTGGCGATAAATTTGTAAAAATACCTAAGCCGTTTGAATTAGGTTTGTTATACGGCACTACATTTGAACGTATGTTGCAGTATTTCGACGATAAATCAACAGGCAGAAACGAAGTCGGCTTTAAAGGTTTAGGTGATAGGGCAATTGATACATTATTACCGGATGTATTGCCTACGGCTTTGTCTCCAATTTGGGAATGGTGGAGCAATTATTCTAAATTTAGACAAAGAAACATTGTCCCTCAATCCCAAGAGAAATTACCGGATAAACTACAGTACGGATCTAATACGTCTATGGTGGCTCGTAAAATTGGCGACACATTCAACGTATCGCCATATAAGGTAGATAATACAATTATGGGTTATGGTGGCAACCTTGCACGATTAGGGTTAGACATAACGGATGCTATTGGTGGTGCGAATGAAAAACGCCCTACTAAAGGTGTAACGGAGTTACCGGAAATACGCCGTTTCTTTGCTAAACCATATCAAAGTAGCGATAGTGTGCAACGTGTCTATGACGACTTTAAAGAACAAGAAAAACTACATAACGAACTAAAACTTACAGGGCAGAGACCGGAAGGCTATGACCCTAAGTTATACAATAAGTTGAAAAATGCACAAAATTCATTTAAAGCTATTAATAAAGCATCTAAAAAAATTATTGATAGCGAAACCATGTCTAGCGATGCGAAGAGGGAAAAGTTAGACAAACTAAATATTCAAAAAGCCAATGTAGCAAGAGGGGTATATGGCTTAGGGATTATAAAGGAGTAATAATGCAAATAGTGTTAGATTTCTTAATCGATAGTTGGAATTCTCTTACAACTAGCTTTATCTTAAAAACAATATTGAGCAGCGTTGCTGCGTTGGCTATATGGGTGATTGGTTTAAAACACGTTCAAATATTGGGCGTGTTTATTTTATTGGTGTTCGTTGATTTGCTTACGAAATGGGCGAGCATCGCTTATAAAATGTTGGTTGATGAATTCGGATATGATCCTGAGAAAATCGCCACGTGGGAAAAATACCGGGCTATACCTGTGGCATTTGAAAAACAACTCATAGCATCTAAATATATGCGTAAGGGGTTCATAGGTAAGGTTATGACATACGTAGCGGCTACAATAGCCGCTATTTTATTTGACGAGATGAGTGGGCAAAAACAGTTCGCCGTATCGTTGGTATGGCTATATTTAGGTTCGTCTGAATTCCTATCTATTCTGGAAAACCTAAGAGACGGTGGCAACGTATCTATGGGAAAATTTTTAGATTTGATTAGAACTAAAATTGAAAATAAGGTTAAATTATGAGGTGAAACATGAGGGGTATTGATGTAAGCGAAAATAACGGCGTAGTAGATTGGGGCGCAGTCAAAGCTAATGGCTTTGATTTTGCTATTATCCGCATCGGATATGGCCGAGGTAATTTAGATAGTGAGTTCTATAACAATATCAATGGTGCAATTAATGCCGGATTAGCGATTGGCGTATATCATTATTCCTACGCTATGAACGAGGAACACGCAGCAAGTGAAGCGGAATTTGTAATCAACACGCTCAATGATGCTGGTTTAACTGTGGATAAGTTGCCTATGGGCGTGTGGTTTGATATGGAAGATGCGGACGATTACAAGGCAGACCGTGGCATGCCAACAGACCAACAATTAACAAATATTTGTAGCGTGTTCATCAATAAATTATGGCAAGCTGGGTACATTAATACAGGTCTATACGCTAGTTATGACTGGTTAGTAAATGTATTAGATGTCAGCCAGTTAGGCGGTTGTGCTATTTGGTGCGCACAATTAAATAGCCAATGCGACTATGACGGTGCTAATCTATGGCAATATACATTTACCGAAAACATTGAAGGCAAAGAGTTTGATGCCGATTTGGTATTGAACTGGCCTATTTAGGGGGTAATTATGGATACTATCATTCAATTATTAAGGCGATATGCACCGATTATTACCGTAGCATTACTTATGCTATTAGTGGTAGTCGCTGGTTTATTCGCCTATAACGTGATGCATACTAAGAAACTACAGGAGCCTGTACTTTTAAATCAAGCAATCGTAAAAAACCCACAGAAATTAGGGGAAGCCTTAAATGTAACGCCAAAGACAGCGAAGGAAGTTATTGCATATAGGGAAACGACACAACCTGTAATAACATATTACACGCAAGCGCCAACGCTACATGATGCGGCAGTAGTTACGAAAAACGCTATCAAAGATAAATCGCCGAATATTCCACCGGAAGCTATTGAAAAAAGCGATAGAACCGCAGTTGTAGAAAATACAGATGAACAAAAGGTTGATGTATATAAAATCAACCTTAATAAAGCACATCGCATAATGGGCGGCGTTACTGTATTAGAAACTGGTAAAATCTACGAAACGGTAGGGTATCAAGCTGGCGACTTTCAAAGTTTAGCGCATTTTGAAGGTAAGCATTTCAAAGGGGCCAGCGCTTTATATACGTTTGCGAAATGGTAGGTGATCCGATTATCTCCGCGCCGTACGGTTTACGGCATATTGTAATTCATTTAATGAAAGGGTATATGATATGAAAACATTTGAATTTGAAGGCAAGAAACATGAATTTGCGGAAGATATTACGCCAAAACAAGACGGCTTATATACCGCAACACTCACAGATCATAATAACGTACGTTGTGAAATGTGGTTTGTAAACGGCGAATTGAAACGCCTTGTTGAATTAGATTAATACTAAAAGGGGTACCATAGCGGTACCCCTCTTTTTTTTATTTGCCGTCAAAAAATCGTCAAAAATTCATTTTGAAATATAATATTTTCTGTAATTTGTTTAGAGTGGCCACAATGAAAAACTTTGATTATTACAACGTATTTTGAAATTTGAAATAAAATTAAGCGATATAACCTTTTATGATTGACAAGAATGTTGACACACCTCCAACAGTAGAAAATTTATATAAGGAAGGATATCTTACTGAACATGTTAAGACTGCAAAAGGGAAGGAATATACTATTACTTATGAAGTTGTCAGTGGTGGGACCTCAAAATCTGTTGTTGTTAAAGCACCTAATGAGCCTTAATTAACTTGTATAGGTTATGAATTACATACGTTAGTTATATGAAAGGACAAGGTATGAAAGGGACCAATTATGTAATAGGGCTCATTGTATATATAGCATCCATAGTTCTGCCTGTTATATTTTCATCGAAAGCAATATCTTATACTCACATTGCTTTGTATGCTGCGTTTTCACTCATCATCATAGCAGGTGCTACCATCGATATGCATTACTATATATTGCCTGATGAAGGAGCGCTAGCTCTTGTAATAGGGGGGATTATGTATAGCTATATAAATGATAAATCTATGTTAGTAACCGTGTTAAGTGTTATGAGCGTAGGGGCTATTACATATGGACTTCGTTTGATCAGCCATAAAGGTTTTGGCATAGGAGATATTAAATGGTTTTCTGCTATTGCAATGTGGCTCTCGCCATGGGAAATTATATGTTTTTTTTACGTAGCATTTTGTGTTGGTTCTCTCTATCTCTTACTAACAGGTTATCGTAATCGATATATCCCATTTGGTCCCTTTTTATGCTTTGGTGGATGGTGTGCCTTACATGGGGGTTCCTATATGGAGGTGCTTTACCAATGGTTAAGGTACAACTTATAAATCGTCAAAGTGGATCTTTACTGGCGGAATGGATTATTACGCTTGGTTTAATTTTACTGCTCATCTCTATTGCTTTACCTATTGTAATAACACCTAGTCGTTATACCTTAAATGGTACTACGCAAGAGGTGGTGTATATGCTCAAGAAAGTTCAACTTTGGTCTATGCTAGGACATAAATCTAATGGTAAAGGGAGAATGCTTTTTATATTAAATAAGGACAGTTACACCTTAGAGGAAGATGCCAATCATCATACGGTAAATATATCATTACCGTCAAATATTGAGAGCACGCGGTCTATGACCATTATTTCTTTTTCAGCTTTAGGTTTACCTTATGATGGGACAGAAATTATTTTGAAAGATCGTGAAAGTGGTGAGAAAAATCGCATATGGATATCTGTACAAACGGGGCGTATTAGGTGGGAAGAAGTGCACTGAAGGATTTATGTATGGTGATGCCTTAATATCAGCTGCTATAATCATGCTCATTTTACCTATTGTATTATCTATATTTTGGATGGCTACCCTTACGGTATATAAGGCGTATTATTGGGATCATATATTGCAAGATGCCATAACGTATTTAGAAAAGGCTAAAGCTTCTTACTATAAAACTGGAACAATAGAAGCAGGTGTATATAACTCTCAATTCACTATGAGTCCTAGTGAAAAAATTACTTATAAAACACATATAAAGCCTGTAGTGATAGAAGGTGTATCTTTACAACGATTAACAGTAGATGCCATCGATAATCAATCTGTTGTCTACTCTCTATCAGTTGATTTGGAGGGGATACATTGAACGGCGAGGATATAGAAAAGGTAATTGGAAAGAACAAAGAATATAAGCAGAATCCTATAGCAAATAAGAATAAAAATAATAACAAGAAAAATAATAGTAAGAATAGAAATAATATGGGATTTATTTTGTATTCTACGCTCATTAGTATGACGATTTCTGTCATAGTTCTTACCATATTGTTAGGCATCGTATTCTATGCAGTTATGTGGGATGCTAAATTACTGGATAGTGTAGCTATGATGGAGGATGGTCGATATACACGGCGGATGGTTGTGGCTCAAATGATATGGAACCCTGTGAAGGTTACTGTAGAAGACCATAATAAGAGTTTATATATTCACGATACAAAACGTACAACCTTAACTGTACAACGTCATGCACTATACAGAAAATTAACAGATGGTAGCTTGCAGCCTGTCAGTGGCAGTCGGATTGTAGGAACTAAGGATAAACGAAATGTGGGCTATACTCAGGAATATCCTTTTAGTGTAGATACTAATGGGACCGTGCATTTGCGATGGTATATTAACAATCGTTTTGTTAATGATAGGAAATATACAAGTGGTTATGGAGGACTAACCATATATGAGGTCTCTATTGGACAGAGTGCTATTTATGATTGGTATAAAAGTAAAGAGGAGACAAGTCATGAACATAGGAGCCCATAACGCGGGCTTTATTACATATATAGCGATACTTACGATGTCCTTTTTATTACTATTAGCTTTTATGGGGCTTCGTATAGGACAAATATGTGAAAGTAATGTGGTAGATGAATTGCATTTGGAAGAAGCTCATTACGCGGCACAAAGAGGTGCTCATTGGTTTGTTGGCTATTGTAAATTAGGAAATGTATGGGACTTTCAAAATAAACTAGTTGTAATAGATGATGAAAATGTAGAGATTACTATTGAAGCGGACAGCTCAACAGATAATCCGCGTCATATTATGAGTTATGGAAAACTGAAGAATAGTGAAATCGTGAGTCGTGTACATATGTATGTGACCGTAGATAAAGAAAAAC